CGCTATGAGAAACGCCAAAACGGACCACAACCAAAATGAGATTGTGCAGGCATTGCGCCAGGTAGGCTGCAGTGTGGTGTTACTGCATAAGGTAGGCAGTGGTGTGCCTGATCTGCTGGTAGGATTTCGCGGAGTTACCTATTTGATGGAAGTGAAGCAGGCCAAAGGCAAACCGAACGTAAGACAAGAGCAGTGGTATCGAGAATGGAACGGCATGCCACCAGTGGTGGTAAAAACCATTGATGATGCAATCAATGCAGTGATGGGTGTGCAATGAGATTTCATATAACACTGGCAGTAATTGCGTATTGTGGCCTTACTGCTATTTTGGCACGCAATGTGTACACCAGTGCAGTAATGATATTGTGCATTTTCATTCAGCTTGTTATATACGCGCGTAAGTAATTGACAATGTACTGCAAAATGCTATATGATACACATGGCGTATGTGATGATAGGAGTAGACAAATGGAACTGATCAAACAGATTCGGGTGGTGGCAGTAGTGCTAGGAATCTTGGCACTACTCATGGCGTGGCAACATCAATGGTTTATTTCGGGGTGTATGACCATACTTGCATTGCAGTTTGTGATGTGGGTGTGGCACCAGCAGAAGGGTGGCAAATGATTACACTACTCATCTATTTAACCTGCACACTTGGCACGTGCACTACCATGCCACTGCAGGTAACACCAGAAGCGGCCGCCATTGCCACGTGTGAGAGTGGCGACACAGTCACCTATGGCAGTTATGAATTGCATGCCAGAAGCCACACGAGTGATGGTGGCATATGGCAATTCAATGATAGTACCTATATGTGGCTGAATGGGTATGATCATGCAGAATTGGATTCGCCACGCAATCAATATGACACGTTTATATATTTATGGAATGGCGGCCGTGGCTGGCGGCATTGGAGTAGTAGCAAGTCATGCTGGACACAGTGGCTAGTAATCGATGCAGATGATAAGGCGGTGTGGAGATGAAAGAACAAACTATTGAAGATTTAACTATGCTTAGTTTGGAAATTGGGTTTGTTAGCGTGGCAATGATTAATCAAAATCATATTGTTACACAGATTTGTTTGGGCGCAATGGCAGTAAGTTTTGGTGGTTGGGTATATCGACGCGGAGTCATTGCACACCGTAATATGCAGACCACATCAACGCCAGTGCCAATGCCGCCACAGCAAATCACACGCCAATCATTTCAGTACAAAGAATCTCAATATACACGTTTCGATCACACTGCAACATACATTGTTTCAAATGCGTTACGTGAAAAATTCAGCATTTATGGCTATGATGTTGTTTTTACAATTGAGCTTAGCAACATAATTCTGTACGGATATTTCACAGAATGTGGCGCAAGGTATTTGCGATTGTCAACGCGTGCAACACTAAATTCATGGGATGAAGCGCAAGATAATGAATACTTTGGATTGGCCAGCGACCTTAATGAGATTGTCAATTGGATTGCATGGAATATTTATTTTGAATAGGAGATGAAGTAATTATGCGTCAATATGCAAAGTACAAAGAGCACTATAAACTTGCACAAAGTAGTGTGCTAATAATCGAGATGGAGCTAAACAGCAAAGGTTGGGAGTGTGTTGTATGGCTGGCATCAAGCATTCAAGGGGCAATGAAAACCATTGTTTACACAAAGCATTTGCAATCTGATTTGTCAATGAATGCCGCAATTAAGCAAATGAGGTCAGAAGTAAAAGATTTGTTCTATGCACTTGCACAAAGTGTCGAAGCACAATTTTTAGAAGCTGATGAGGATGTATAGATGTACTGTTATTACTGTATGGCTAATGCGTGGCCAGCTGAAGTGGTTGATGCATATGAAAAAGTGTTGACTGAATATCAGGTGAATAAAGAAGCAGCACAACAGGCACTGCATTGGGGGTTGGGCCATGCAGTGTGGGAAGATGAAAACTTTGATGATGTTGCAATCAATGCATCACGTATGTATGCAATGAAGCAAGCGCAAACCAATCCTGCACTAACAGCAATGGAATTGTTTATTGTGCTTATGTCGTTTGAATTTTTACAACGCATACCTGAAGCAATACGCGTGCCATTTACTCATGAGGAAATAGAAGCGGCATTAGATGCAACAGGAGAGCTGCCACCACCACGCGGACCAATGAAACCAATACCAATTTATTAGATAAGGCGGTGATGAAGTGACACAAGAAACACTAAAGATTCTCGATCAGTTAGTAGTGTTCACTGCAAAAAAAGAACATCCTACTGATTTGTTCTATGCAGAAATTACGCTAGACGATAAGACACATTTTATGATGTACAGGCGACAGCCAGTGCAAATTTGGATTGATGGCCACGCAATGCCTACAAAATGGCCTCCTTACATCGAATGGGATTTTAGCAGGCATTTAGTGGAATTGACCACACTTACATCATGGCAATTATTGCAGCGTCAATGGCTGCCGAAACAGAATCAAATCACTGATGATTTTGAACAGGATTATGGATTGTTGAAGGTGGCGGGTTGTGATTTTGGGATTAACTATACAAAGGATCGTAGCTGCTGGCGTTACCTATTTTATGAAGATTATGGTGAAATTTATGATTCGGTATCATATCGAGCACCACAATCAGATTGGTATGCAAGTGATGATCCACCATCATTAGAGCATTTCATCAAATGGGTAATGAGCACTGTTGCATATGAACAGCAATTTGGAGAAAAGGATTTATGAACGAATTTGGATTCGAGCCAATGCCAGAACGCGTGCACACAGAAACATTGCGTTTGTTTGGCCAAACTGTGCAATTCACCAAACATGGTGATATGTGCAATGGTATTTTTCAATTCAACGGCCTAACGCATTTGTTGTCATGGGAAACCATTGGCTATAATCGTGCACTGTACATCGATGGCGTGCAAATAAAAACGAGTGTTGAAGGCGGCATAACAGGTATTCGTTTTATGCAGGCACTGGCCAGCCTGCACAAGCTGACTGCATGGCAGCAATGCGAATTGTTTCATGAACGGTTTGAAACCTACACCACAGAGCATATTACCTATGAAGTGGCTGGCATTGAATTCTATGCCGAAACGTCAATAGATGATACCGCGTGGCGATATGTGACAGAAGATGATGATCGATGCTGGCACATATCACGATGGTTTAATGGCATGGAATTCAAACCATGCCTGCATCATTTTCGGCATTGGATTAATTCGACAATAGCGTATAAGGAAAATTACAATGACTAATGAACAATTGCGGATTCAGGCAGCCATTGCCAGATCAGAAGCACTACTAGACAGCCTTAAAGGAACCAAGGCAAGGCTAATCGAGTGCATCACCATGGGTGATGATGTGACGACAGACTATAGCGAAATCAGCGCAATGATTGTACAGTGCACTGCAATCATTGAACATCTGCACGTGATGCAGGATAAGGCAGCACAATGAACAACCGAATCGAGAACCCACTAATTAGCAAGTTTTTACAAGACCGCGCGTCAATACCGCTTCAAGTATTGACCATTCCTCATTGGGAATTCAACACCACATTCTTGCCACATGTGTGTACAGATTGGGAAATTTGTGCATATACCTATGGGAGTGATAGCACATACATTGCACAAATTGAACTGTATTATGGTTTGCTCAAAATGCCATGGGGCACACATCGTATTACCGCGGCGCTTCCATTAATAGGCAGCAACGGTTTATATATAGGCGATTCAATGCGTGACGTGCTATATCGCATTGAGCTACTATGGCAGACTGCAAAAAAAATGCCAATTGGATCTATGGTGGCGAATCAGCATATTGAAATCATGATAGACAATGAAAGTTTGTTTATGGATTTATGGCAAATGCATGATTCTAATACAATGCAGGATAAGGCGACGCAATGAAACGACGCACGGCACTGTATTACAAGGTTAGATTATCAATTTGGGTAAGACGCATTACAAAGTATTGGAAGCGAGTGCCAATAGCAAAAACTATGCACGATTTCGCAATAAATAGCAAAGGCAAGGTGTGATGGAAACATATTTAATCCTAGGCAATATCCTAATTATGGAATCAGACGGTACTGGTAATGAGGTAGGCACTGTGACCGTGAATGGCATTGTGTACCACGTGATAAAAGACGAACGATGGAAGGTGTCTGTTAATCACAAAAAGGTTGCGGAGGATTACGGGTATTTCAATTTCAACGTCGAAGCGCACATCATGAATCATCAAAAAATGACGGCATGGCAAAAAACGCGGCACGGTTTTGAACATTTCAAAACTACCAAGGACAACACGACGGTATACATCATTGCAGATGTACCATTATTTGTATACCGTGCAGATGATGCGACGTGCTGGCGATACTACACGGGAGATGATGCCGAAATATGGCAGCCCTGGTCACCATGGTACCCAGCGGAGATTCAACCAAGCGCAGACCATTTCACGCAGTGGGTAATTTCATCAATCGAGGTGAAGTAGCTATGAACACTGCCACCATCATTGCCAAAACCGTGCCAGAGTCTGGTATGAGTTTCGAGGAATACATCGTATATTGTGCACGTGTTAGCAATCCTGCCAATCAGGCAAACCACGACACTGCACCACGTCTTATGCGTTACCTGATGAAGCACAGGCACTGGTCACCATTCGAGATGGCCAGCATCAGTATGGAAATTACCACCACGCGCGATATTGCACGCCAGATATTACGCCACCGGTCATTTTCGTTTCAGGAATTCAGCCAACGCTATGCAGATCCTACACAGGCACTAGGATTTGCCAACCGTGAAACACGATTGCAGGACGCCAAAAACAGGCAGAACAGCATTGCCACAGATGATGAATATATCACTGAAGAGTGGAATGCGTTGCAATCTGATATGCGGGTGATGGCGCAATCGATGTACGAGGAAGCAATTAGTCTAGGCATTGCCAAAGAGCAGGCCCGCGCGTTACTGCCAGAAGGGCTGACAATATCACGTCTATACATGAGTGGTACAGTCAGATCATGGCTGCACTACTGTGATGTACGTACCAACGCTGATACCCAACGTGAACACAGGCAGGTAGCAGAATCGTGCTGGCAACAATTAATCAGTGTATTGCCATCACTTGAAATGTAACGCCAAACCCGCAAATAACAGCCATGTATACTAAATGTATACATGGCTGTTTTTATTCGGAGTATGCCACCATGACCACGCCAAATGTATTATTTCGCCACGATTTCAGGCAATGGAAAACAGCAGAACAATTTCGGAATCACGTGTGGTCATATGATAGCGATATTGCCAATTGGGCAAAAGTAATCGTGATGCATCACACCTATTCACCACAGGAATACCAATGGCGTGGATTACGCACAATGACTGGCATGATGAATTATTATTGTGGCCTTGGCTGGACCAGTGGACCACACCTATTCATTGCACCAGATGGCATCTGGCAGATGACGGCCATCAACGAGCCAGGCACACACGCGGCCATGTGGAATAATAAATCATGGGGTATTGAGATGGTTGGCTATTTTGATCATCATGCATGGTCAGACAAACAACGAACCACCATGTACCATGTGGCTGAAACATTACTACGGTGGCGTGGCCTGCAGCCATCAAAAGATACGGTGCTAGGCCACAGGGAAACAGGCAGCAGGAAAACTTGCCCTGGCACTATGATAGATATGAATGTTGTGCGTGCTGATTTGCGTGCACGATTTGTACAGGATACGAATGCATGAGTACCGTAGAATCACAGTTAGCAGAGATTAATACACATCTCACCTACATTGCCAAACGTCTTGATGAAGGCAATGCAAAATTTCAGTCACTCGAAACACGCATTACCCAATTAGAGCAAGAGCAAACCAAATGGAAGGGCGTTATGATGGCCATCAGTGCACTGTATGCAGTGCTGGTGTTTATTCTGAATTATATGAAGTAAGGAGTAAGGCAATGAAACCATGGTATGAATCCAAAACGATTTGGGTGAATGTATTGTTGTTAGTGGCTAGTGTCTGCTTAGCATTGCTGAATGAACCTGCTATGCAGGAATATGCACCAATCATCATTATTATTAATACTACTATTAATGTAATATTACGCATTATGACAACTAATGCAGTGAGTATGTAAAGGTAGGTAGTTTTGGACATTTTCGACGCCATTAAAAAAGGCCGCAAACGTAGCGACAAATGGCAGGATAAATTTTGTGAAGCGTATGCAGAGGAAGGTAACCTGCAGGCTGCAGCGGATATTGCAAACGTATCACGCCAAACTGTATATAACCGTTTGAATGATGATCCTGCATTTCGTGAAAAACATGATGAAGCATACGCAAGATTTTGCGCTAGCATCGAACGCGAAATAAAGAAACGTGCATTTGCTGGCAGTGATATGTTGATAATGGCCATGGCGAATCGACACATGCCAACCGAATACAGGCAACGATCAGAGATACAGCAAACCATCACACATGATTATGTAGTAGAGATTGGCACGCCACGTGTACCAGCTATCACCACAAACACCACAGATACAATACAGGACGTTACGCCATTCAGAGTGTACGAAACCACAGGAGATGTTTTGGAATAGCACAGCACGGTTTCGGGCCTTCATTGGCGGCCGTGGTAGTGGCAAGACACGAGCTGGTGTAATTGAAGTATTGCGAATGCCTGCAGGTAGCACGGGTATGATCGTGGCACCAACATACCCAATGCTCCGTGATGGCCCGCGCAAGATGCTATTAGATATTGCACGCCAGGCTGGCATACTCAAAACTCACAACATCAGCACAGGAACTATCACACTGCATGGCAACAGAACAATATTGCTACGTAGTGCAGACAATCCTGATAGATTGCGTGGTGCCAATCTTGGTTGGATTTGGTTTGATGAAGCGGCCATGATGCATCTTGATGCATGGCAGATTGCCATTGCAACACTTAGAGAAATGCCAGGCAAGGCGTGGATAACCACCACGCCACGCGGCCGTAATTGGATATATGACCTATGGCATGGCAGTACCAATGCAGACTATGCAGTGATACATAGCAAGACCACAGACAATGTATTCCTGCCTGACACATTCATACATACATTGAAGCAGGCATACACTGCAGAACAATTTGAACAGGAAGCAAACGGCCAGTTTGTTGATTTGTCTGGTGCACTATTCAAACGTCAGTGGTTTACGATTGCGGACCAGGCACCACCAAACCTGCAGTGGCATCGCTATTGGGATTTAGCCACCAGTGTGCGAGATTCAGCAGACTATACCGCCAGTGTACGTGTGGCCATGAGTGATGATGGCATCATGTACATTGCTGATGGCATACGCATAAAAGCTGAATGGCCAGATGTACGCAAGATTATGATAGATGTAATGCGATCAGAAGCAGACACCACCACGCAAGGTGTGGAAGAAGCATTGCACGGTTTGGCAGGGCTGCAGGAATTGCGACGAATGCAGGAACTGGCACACGTTACACTGATTGGCTATCACGTCAGCAAAGATAAGATGCACCGCGCTATGCCATGGGCCGCGCGAGCTGAACAGAATATGATTCGTGTAGTGCGTGGCCACTGGCACCAGCAATTTATTGATGAGGCTGTTTCATTCCCGTATGGCAGTCATGACGATATGGTTGATGCAGTGAGTGGTGCCAATGCCATGCTAGGTAGTGGCAGCGTAATGTATGATTTTATGTAATTGGTAAGTAAAGGTGTAATGTAATGACGTCATACAAGGCGATCGAGGCCATACCAGGTTGGTACAACGTTGCCAAGAAGGCTGGCGAATTATATGGAACCATCGATGCATATGAAAAGGTACCTATGCTATATCGCGCAATTAACTTGCGTAGTGATGCACTAGGAACCGTGCCATTCGTACTAGAACGCAATGATGTGCCTGTAGATTATCCATTCGTTACGCCAATGGATATGCTAATCCAAGAAACAGAACGTGCACTGCTGTTAACTGGCAATGCGTTTTGGCTGCGTCTATACCGCGGCCGTGTACTGTATGGGTTTCAATTCCTGAATCCTAAATCAGTTACTGTGGAATACAAGGCTGAATACCAA